CCTTGAGAGCCAGTTGTACCTTGTACACCTGTTGCTCCATCAAGGTTAATTGTCCATGAAGAGTAGTTTCCAGAACCAACAATGGTATGAATATTTATTTGGATGTAATCAGATGGCACTGTCTCGTAGTAAGCAACAGTTCCAGTCATGTAATTATTAATGTCGTAAGCAACAACGACATCTTGACCTACTGAGTAAGAAAGATTTTCGTCATTTACATAGAAGACTACGCCATCTGCTACTGCAATATCATTTGCGGTATTAGAGGTTGTCTTATAGCGGTCAGAGTGACCGTCTGTACCTTGAGCACCATCGGTACCTTGAGTACCTTGCGCACCATCTACACCTTGTGTACCTTGTGCACCCTGTGTTCCATCAGTACCTTGGGTTCCTTGCGTACCTTGTTGGCCATCAGTTCCTTGTGTGCCTTGAGTACCCTGGGTTCCGTCTGTTCCTTGGGTACCTTGTGTGCCGTCTGTACCTTGAGTACCGTCTGTACCTTGGGTTCCTTGTAGTCCTTGTGCTCCTTGTGTGCCGTCTGTTCCTTGGGTACCTTGTTGACCATCAGTTCCCTGAGTACCTTGAGTTCCGTCTGTGCCTTGTGTTCCCTGGGTACCTTGAGTTCCTTGTGTTCCTTGAGTTCCCTGTGTACCTTGAGCACCATCAGCGCCTACATAACCTGCAGTTCCTTGTGTACCTTGTACACCGTCAGTGCCCTGAGTTCCCTGGGTACCTTGTGGACCAAATGCGATCCAAGCAGTTCCATTCCATTGCTTGATGTACTTGTCGGTTGTGTCATAGTAAATCTGACCTTCGACAGGGCTTGCTGGAGCATTTGATGAAGAGAGGTTTTGGATTCTGGCATTTTGAAGTTCAAGTTTGCCAAGATCAATCGGTGTTAAAAACTTACGTGCCATTCGGTTATCTCCTTAAGATAAGTAGGCTTCGCCTGAAAACGCTGTTGCAAATGTAACTGTTAAGGAGTCCGAATTAGTATATGTGATCTCGCCTTCGACTATATTACCAGCCGAATCTTGCACTGTAATGTTAGGGTAAAAATGTAGATTATGCGTGATAACCCACGTGTTATTTGCTACCCCTTGGGTATGAACATACGCCACTCTTTGTGGAGTAAAGTAAAGGTTTGTTACGCCTTCTGTTAGGTCGTCTGTAGTTCCTAATGAAGTACCAGAAATACCTTGAGTACCAGGATCTCCTTGTGCACCCTGTGTGCCTTGGGTTCCAATGCCTGTAGCACCCTGTAAACCTTGTGCTCCTTGTAACCCTTGGGTTCCTTGTGCACCGCCACCAGGACCAATAGGTCCTTGGGCTCCCTGTAAACCTGTTCCAGTTGCTCCCTGAACACCCTGTGTTCCTTGAACACCGCGAGCACCGCCTTGACCAGAACCTACAACAATTGTTGGTCCTTGAACTCCTTGAGACCCACTACATTGACCGCAACTACAACCTACTACGTGTACAACGCGTGTCATACTGTGGCCTCCCGTGTAACAAACATGGCTCCTCGCATGAACGTTTGTTCGTAACCTGAATCATCCGTAGCAGTTGCTTGGATATCCCAGAAACAAAGGTCTGGAAGAATTTCTGTTTGTTGACTTGTAAGATTTAAGGTCAACTTTGTGTTGTCCCCATCTACGAACTCAATGTCAAACGATGCAAGAGGAATTCCATCACCAAATTGCATGTGAATTTCAGACTTCCAAGTATACGCGGTCACATCAAATGGGAACTTTAAAGTTGCTTCAAATGAATCTCCTTGATATGCGTTTAAATCAAATGTAGGAACATCTGATGGGAACTGTTGAGAGCCATAAGTAGGCATTGGAAGAAGCGCCCTTTGAGGCATTGAACGATCATCCACTTCTTGAGGAAGAAAGATAGGTACATAACGGTTACTAAACTTAGCGATACGACGTAGTTGGAATACGTCGATCTTGTAAAGTCCAATACCTAGTTGTGAACATAGTTCAATGTATTGAGCCTTACGCTGTTGAGTCATATCCATCAATTGACGGTAACGCTCAGAACGAGGTATCTGTACTCCATCTGGAGCAGTAATATCGATGTCAAATGCTGCATCGTTAGCCAACGTGTAGAGCGCTAGAGTAGCCGCGTATACAACTACAGGGTATTCTTCAACACCTGGAAGATTAGTGATAGTTACACCACGACCATATGGATCTGCATGGTTCTTTGTGTGTTGATTAAATGCATCGTTAACAAAGTTGCAAATTTCATTGTTTGTAAAGTAACGGTAGTACGTTCCAGCAACAACGATAGGCGCTCCGCTATTTGGGAGAGAATCAAAGGTAATGTAACCTGTTTCTTCTTCTACAAGTACAGCGTTTGAAACGTCTGAGCCGTTTACATGGATAATAAGGTTTGCCCCATCTACAGGGGAGTATGGGATGAGGTAGCGGTTTGTAATTCCATCCGCTGTTGTCTGGTAGACAAAGGACTTACCTATATCGCCTATCTCAGAACGAAGGCGTTCCGCCAGACTGGATAAGGTAGCCACAAAACCTCCGAAAACTATTTGGCGTAATCATCTCGTGTTATTACGAATATGTACGCATAAAAAGGTCTAACCCCCAACTGGGAGGAGGGCGGGAACCAGTTGAGGGTCAGACTACTAGCGACGGCTTAGTTTGGCCGCCAAATATATCCAAGTTCTTCTAGATAGTTTGCTAGATCTGGAGATACACGGTACTTAACTCCTGCTTTAAAAGTAAGAGTGTTTCCAACTCCATAAGTCATATCGTCAATATCTGTAATTGTACGAATGATCACTGAGTTATTTGCTGTGCTTACTCCGACGTTTTCAATCTCATCAAGAACAATCGGTGCAGTTGCATTCGTTGGATCGAATACATTGGTTTCTAGTGTCTCTGCCTCAACCTGAGCCGCAATTGAAATCTCTTCTTTGCGGTCCTGAAGTGCTTTAGCGTTCTTCTTTGCTGCTTGTTCTGCAGCACGTCCTGTTGCGTCCAATGGACTTGTTGGTGTATTTGCCACGGTGATAATTCTCCTAAGTTAGTGTTGTGTTAAGTGGTGGCTGGGGGCCAAAGAAGGAGTATGACCCCCAGACACCGTTTGTCTTAGTTTGTGTAAACCTTGACGATAGCCTGATCGGTGATAACACCGAGGCCCCAGATTGCGTACCAAGCAAGAGCGTGCTCACGACCGAAGTCAAGAACGCCACCATCGCGAAGTTCAACTGGAAGAGCAATAGCGTGACCAAAAGCGTTGTCACCAATCATGATTGACTCGTAAACGCTTGCACTTGAGTTAACAGTGCTGTCTGATCCACCTGCTGGGTATGGTGAAGTTGAACCTTCTGGGTTACCACCTTGACCAGGAGCGGTGTTAGCCTTTACAGGGACATCGGTCTGGTATGAAGGAGCACCAACAGAAGAGGTGTAGTCAACAACTGATGAAGCAGCAAACTGCTTGACCTGTGTTGTTTCGATGAAGACTACGTCGTACAAACGACCGATTTCACCGAGCATGAAGTTACCTGGAGCAGCGTACTTTGTAACTTCGATGAACTCTGGGTTCGAACGAATGTCACGAGACTGCTTTGGGTGGATAAATTGAACGTAGGTCTCGCCCAAACGTGGGATGTTCTTGGAAGCGAGGGTAAGGGCAGCATCCTTAACAGCACCTGTAGACAACTTAAAGTTACCTGTTAGGTCTGAAATCTTTGTTCCCTTTGTACCTTCGTTGTACCAATCGTTTACACCTTGGAGGCTTGAACGGTCATAACCGAAGACAGCAGATGTCGCAGCAGAGAGTGTGTTGCGAGCCTGGATGTCAAGGTATTGAGCCATGTGGCGGCCAAGCAAACGTGATGCAGATGCCATGATGTCATCGAATGATGAGTTCAAGAGCAACTCAGAAACAGCAACGCCGTAACCTTGTTCTGCAACTGTGATTGCGATTTGCTCTGCTGTGAGAGCGTTTGTTGTCATACGAACACCTTCTGTAAGAGGTGTTGGATCAACAGCAAAGTTCTTGTAACGTAGGAAGTTAACGCGTAGACCAGGAGCAACTCCGAGTTCTGTCTTCTTAACAGCGAACTGTTCGAAGCGAAGAATTGGCATTGCCTGGAATAGGATTTCCTTCGACCAGATTGTTTGAATTGCTTGGTTCAGGCTTGAATTTGAGCCTGAGTAAGCGGTTGGAGCGCCCGCGAGTTGCGAGGAGCCTGTAATAGCACTTGCCATTTAGGTCAAGTCCTTTCTATAGTTAGTTGAGGGGGATTAACCGAACAGTCCCTGACCGCGATTATTGGCTGCTGTGCCGAGTAGTTTGGCGCGTTGCTTCTGATATTCCGCCATGTCCATGCCGCGAATTCCTTCGGGCGTATACGATTGTTGTCCCATTTCGTTATCGAGAGGTCCTGAAGCAGGTGCGGTTACTCGTGCACCTACCATTTGTTGCTTACTTGCTTGAACTGTCTGCATTACATCTTGCATAATTCCTGTGGACTTATCCTTGAGTACTGCAATACTCTGTTCAATTTCTTCTGGGGTATTACCGTTGATTAAGTCAATAAGTTGAGGGACGATAGAATCGCGCTCTTCCTCAAGACGTTGTGAACGGTAAGCCATCAAATCTTGGAACTTGCGTTCCTGTTCTAGGAGAGCAAAAGCACGTTCTCTTTCAAGACGTTCATTCTCAAGTTGAGAATTAAATTCTTGCTCCTTCTTCTGGAGGAGTTCTTTGAAGGATAATTCCTTCTCAATCTTCTTTTGCTTTTGTTCTGCTTTTTTGGCTTCACGTTCTGCAAGACGAGCCTGCTTACGTGCGGCTGCTTCTTCGCGCTCTTTCTTAAGAGCAGCAAGTTCTTCAGCCATCTTTTCCATCTGTGGATACAACTTTGCCTTCTCCTGCGCACGAGCCTTTGCAAGGTCATCGGCAGTAAATCCAGGCATAACTGTCTCACTTACTTCTGGTGCAACTGGAGCCACTGGCTCTGGTGCATCCATCACTTCTTGATTATCGGCCATTATTGGTCACCTATTTTTCTTGTGTGTTTGTCCATATGCCTTGCGGCGTGTCCCTTGGGTTCTTACGAGACTATTGCATTACAAAATGTCGCAATTGTCTCGATATACTCTGACTTTTTGTCAGAATGCTAGTTGTCGTTGCGGTCAACGTTCCTTCGCTGCACTTGCTTTGTGCCGTAGGCGTCTTCCACTAACTGTTGACGAATGGCACCCTCGCTTTGATCTTCAAGGCTTTCATTCATCTCTTGTTCTGGGTCTTTAATGCTCTCTGGAGTTTCTGGTCCCAGAATTCCATCGCCCATGATGTCTCCATCTCCCAATTGAGTTGGCTGCATAGGGATGGCGCTATTGCCATCAGGACCAGGCATCATTCCTGTCATATCCATGATTTGCTTCTGAATCTGAATCTTAAGAAGTTGCAAAGCACCATCGGCCTTTGCATCTTCCTTCAACTCATCACGAATCTCACGAAGTTTTTCTTCTGGGAACTCTTCGCCTAAAGTACGAAGAGCACCTTCCTTGGACTCAAGGCCAGCAGTCATCTTTGCCTGAACTTCGTTCAAGACGATTAACTTATCAAGAGGAAGTGGAGGTGGGAAATGCACGTAGTTTTGGTAGGTGATTGGATCATCAGGATCCAACATAGGAAGTTGATCTGATTTAAGTGGGCCATCAACTTCTGGGTTATACATGAATGTCTCTGGCTCTTTAAGGGCCAAGTTACGAAGGATAAGTTCGTTGATACGCTCAATACCTTTACCGTACTGAATAACCTTTTGAGAGTAACGGTTCATCAATGGCTGGTACTGAATAGACAGAGCAACACCTGAGGTATTAGAGATTGGTTGAACTTGACCAAGAGCACTCTCTGGAATATTCATGATTTCGTGCATAGAACGCTTGAGAAGTTCTAGGTACTGAAGAGCACCGTTGATACCTTCAGCGCCACCATCGAGGTTAAATACCTGTGCGTCTTTTGGAAGACCGCCCCATACCTTGCTTGCGCCCTTTTCAAGGTTAGAAGCCTTTGCACCGATAATAACGGTAACTGGGGCAGCGTGGTAGTTGATGATATCAGCAACGTCTGTTGCAATTTCATTGTATGTGCGGTTAATCGTAATGATGTCTTGGCAATCTGCAAGACCCCATGGAGAACCTGTTACAGGAATATTTGGAATATGTACCACAGGAATAAGTCCTAGTGGATTTGGACGAGAGTCAATCAATTCATCGTTGATGTACTCTTCGATCATGTCGTCTGTAAGGATTTCAGTGTAAGTAAATACCTGGCGTGTTCCTTCTAACGATGTGCCCCAGAAACGGTACTTCTGCTTAAAGCGAAGCAAACGAGTACGGTCATGAGGGTGAAACTCTGGAAAACAAAATGAGGAGTTCATTGGCAAAACGCGAACACGGCCAGGGTGGAAATGTCCAGCAGAATCTGTCCATGCTTCTTCGTAAGCAACCTTTACAAAGCAGTCACCTGTAACTCCGCCTTGCTGAGCCATCTCAAGAAGTACACGCTCTTTGTCGTTGTCAACTTCCCATACGCGCTCTAAGCGATCTGGGACGATTGCTTCTGTTGCTTTAGGTGAGCGAAAGTTAACGCCCTTACCAAAAGTAAATCGAGCAAGATAATCAGTAAATGCTCGGTAATAATTGATTGTCATCTGTGCTTCGCCAGTTTCACGGCGGTAGCCCCATTGATGACCTAGGTACATCGCAAAGTTAAGTGAGTAACGGTTTAAGCGAGGACCGTGGACTTCAAACTCTTCATCAGCAAGTTCTACTAATCCCAGTGGGGAAATAGAGATGGTTAAGTCAGATGAGGCCGCTCTGTAGGACGGCGGAGAGAAGTCAAGATATGACATTACTTACCTTTATTCTTTTCTTCTTTTTTCTCAAGTGGCTTACGCTTCTTAGACTCAAACTTTTTTTGTTGAATTTTTTGTCTGCGGTCTTTTTCGTGCGTCTCTGTAAATTGTCCGCCAAGTTCGATGTAGTGTTTGTGCACCCATGCGCTGGCTCCAGGAGAAGGGTATGTTGCATACTTAGCGCGTGCTTGAGCAATAACCATTTGATACAACTTTGGATTGCTAGGCTTTTGCATTTCATCTCCTCCCTGGATAACCCGATAGCCCCCACACTAGTGTGAGGGCATACGGATGTCTGTCTAAATTAGTCGTTAACGACTGTTGCAGATTGACGCTGTGTGCGTCCGCCTGATCGAGTTACTTCTTCGATCTTTGCTGCTGAGTAGTCGTTCATTGTGCCGTGAGCAAACTCTCCAAGAAATGTTGGTGCTTCAACCCATGAGGCTGAACCAACGTGAGCACGCTCTGCCATTGTCTCGGCAGCAGACTTCTCCCATACTGGAGCATTACGGTTTGGACGACCAGGTGCTGTAGCAGCGCCCTGCATCATTCCCTTTTGAAAATCGTTTGGAACGTCTGTATCTGTAGCAATACCCTCTTCAAAACGGAGTGGGCCACGACGTGTTGTGTTAGCGGCACCCTTCATCTCGTATACCTGAGGTGCACGCTCTGGGAAGCGTGGTGCTGGTGAAATTGTCATTATGACTCCTTAAGGATGTAAACGGAAAGGCCTTTTCCTAGTACATAGTTTCCACCCTTTTTAAGGGGTTTTGTTGTTTAACTAAAAAACGGATTAGAAGAAACTAATACCTCTGGCATGACCAACTCTTGTGTAAGACTGCATGCGATAGCCAAAGAGTCTGCAAAATCGTCATGAGCATAGGTTTCGTCAGGTGCAGCGGCTGAGAAATTTGGCCCTTTAAACTGGACTTCCAAGTCTGTCATCTGTTGATAAAAACGCTTCCATGTGCGCAATCTGCGAGTTTTTGCATGGGCAGGCCATGTGATTAGTTTGCGCTGTATAAGCGCTTGTAAATGCTTCCATCGCTTTGACTGCTCAGATTGGCTAGAGGTAAGCGCTACAACGCGAGAACGTGGCAACAGGAGAGTCAAACGTTGGGCTACTGCGTCTCCTACACCGTTACCGTCAACACCTGCAACAAGAACATCGTAGTTGGATAAGAAGTTAACGATTTGAAAGTATTGCTCTTCCCAATCTGCCCCTTGAATTTCTAACCAGTTTAAGATCTTATGTTCAAAGTAACCAAATTCATCTGGTCGATCCCAGTCAACCCATACCACTGTCACAACTGTGGAGTCAGTTTTACGTGCTGGGTCGATACCTACAACAACAGGAGTCTTGTGCCAAGACTTAACTAACTCTTGAGATGTATCGCCAAGTTCATCCATGATGGCAGAGGTAACGAACATGCCCCGCTCAAGAAGCCACTTGCAGTTGTAAGACATTTGAAACTCATCAGAGTCCTCACCAATACGAAGCATTTCTTTTCGAATTGCTCGTTCGTAGTTAGGGTTGTACTTAATGACGTCTTTCCAGTCCCATTGAAAGTGGTTCTGTCTGGCATTACGTCCAGTCTGTCTACGCTTGTTTAACTGGATGGCTTTGTAAAAGTTATTTTTGCTTGTCGTTGGTGTTCCTGTTTTAACCATAGTACCTGCGTAGTACGCAAGCATTGGGGAAATAGATTTAGATACAACAAAGTCATCTGCTTCTTGGCACTCATCAATTACGATAAGATGGAACGACTTAGATTCGATCTTTGCTCGTGGGTTAGCAGTCATCATGGTGATGCTAGAACCAGATTTAGTAAGTTTAATTTGACGAGTAACACCGCCTACACGGGCAGCCTTATCATCGATCTCAACGTCATTCAAAATCTCAAGAGCACGCTCAGACGTAAGACGAGTAACTGCACGTCCAAATAGGGTTTCAGCCTGTCCTTCGGTAGGAGCAAATAGCCCAACCATTAATCCATCTTTAAATTTTCCTAAAAGATCAGGGTACAATTTTGCAAGCCGTGGCAAGAGGATCATCAAAGTAACCACAGTATCGGCCACTGTTTCCGACTTGCCCGACTGACGTGCAGCCAATGCTGTGATCTCTTCTGCGTCATTGATGATGACTGATTCCATGATTCGTCTAGCCAAAGGTTTTTGGTATGGATGCAGATCGTGACCAACAAGTTCTTTAAGAAAGAGCATGATCTTATCGATCAACTTGTCTACAAACTGTTGAGATAGTTCATCAAGTTGTTCTTCTACATACTCTTCTGCTGGTTTTTCTTCTTGCAAAAAGAACTCTGGATTAATCTCCTCAAACTTGTTATCATCAAATTGTTCCATGATTACAAGGAGCGCCGTTCTAGTTCTTGAGCGATAGCGTAAAACACTTCAGCGCCCAACTTTACTTCTCCCAGATCGTCTTTACTCTGAGTCCTTTGCCAACTGGAAATATGTTTGCCAATCGTGAACATCGACTGCTCCATCCATAGAACTAATTCTGGCGTAGAGATCATCGAGACTCTTTTCTCGATTCGACTTAAGGGGCGGTGTCCATCCCGCTTCTTCCGTAAAATCATTTTCTGTTACCATCCTTAGTCCGATAAGTTTATCAACTTCAACTGCGTCAGTTTGTCCATTCCATTTTCCCAATACTAACGCTCTATACCTAGGAAGTCTTAGTATTAGTGGAGTTGCTGTTCTGTACGGAGCCTCAGTCTCTTGAGTCCAACCACGAGTAACAACCTTCTTATTCCACTCATAGGGGAATCTAGTAATTTGTACAAAGTATTTTGATCCGATGTCGTGCGTTTTTGGCATTGTTATCCTATTTAAGTGGTCGTAACTTCTTCGGGCTAAGTGAGGTTTTTCCTGCTTTAGTTGAGCCATATCTCTTGCCGTAGTGTACCTGAGCACCACGACTAAACTTGTAAAAGGCTTTACGGGCTGTGGCTGAGATCTGAGAGACATCTGCTGGACCACGTGGTTTGAAGTCTAAATACTTGTAAATATATTGTCCCTTAGATACACGGGCTTTAAATGCAGCCCACTCTGTAGGGCTAACTTCGTAATAATTATAAAAAGTTCCATCACGAAATACTACTGTAATTTTTTCTTCGTCCTCGTCGTATCCAGCGGCTACTGTTCGTGGACGGTCAATATTGGTGGTAGATGTAGGAACTACAGTAAGAGGTGCAGGAGACTCGTCCTCATCGTTCTGAGCGCCATATGATCCAGGAATAGAGGGATTGTCTTCACTCTCTGTAACATCTTCCCACTGACGCTGATAAGACAACTCTGCAGGAAGTCCTGCCATATTGTTGTAGTCATAGCCTGATTGCGTTTTGTCATAGTACTTCATGACGTCTTTAAGGCCGATGATTTCTTTAAATTCGCCAAACTCTCCAGTAATAGGAGCGGTAGGTAATCCTTGAAATGGGTTTTCTACCTTTGTAATATTTGAAATTGCGTTAGTTTGTGTTGCACTAAATCCGTATACAGAACCAAGTTGCTCTAGTGGGCTGCGTAGTTCCGCAGATGACGGCAGAGCCATGCGCGTTTTGCGCGAAGAACTACCACCACCTGCGGGACGACGACTAGGCATTAGATTATGATGCGAAGTATGGTGTAATTGTTACAGTATCACCGATTGCTGCAGATGTACCTGCGGCAGTGCCTTGTGCGTAGATTGTGCCCGCACGAGCAGCAACCTTTGCAGTAACACCTGTGATACCAGAGTGGGCTGTAATGTCTGCGTGTGTTTGTGCCCAACGAATGTTATTAGCGTCTGGAACAACGGTAATGGTGTGTGTTCCGTTAAGGTCAGCATCGTATGCTGCACTTCCTGAGCCGTTTGTAAGACCAGCGATTGTTACAACATCGCCAACCTTGTATCCGTGAGCAGTTACAGTTACAGATGCAACGTTAGATGTAAGTGTAATTGCTGTAAGGGCTGGTGTAAATGCAGCCTGTGGAGATGCAACAAGTTCTGCATCTTGAAGGGTGTCTGTTGCATTTGCGGTTGTAAGACCGAGAACGTTTGGAACTACAACGTAGTCAACTCCGCCAGATTGAGAACCTGTGGTGTTTGGTGTGTATCCAGGATAGCCGTTCCAGCCATCTTCTGCGATGTTGTGTGAATCCAATGTGTAATCCAACTTAGCGCTGGTTCCACGGACATCGTTTGGTTGTAGAGGCATGTTGCCCCATACAAAATCTACTGCCACATTTCCCGCTGAATCGAGAAGGTGACCATCGTTATTCGTAGCCATTTATTTCCTCACAATCATGATTGGTTAGTTCAGCCTCCAAAAGTACTTCTTCGCAGTCGCGACATCTGAAGAAGCGTGTATCGTCTAGTCCAACGTGTAAAGAGTCCGCGTGTGATTCGTCGTATGCCATCTTTGGTTGGGCTAGAACTTCTGATGGAAACGGGCCTTGAGGGCTGTGCGCTCCTGATGGTACAGCATGTCCCTGTACCGCGAACTTGCGAATGACCTTCATTATTCTGAAGGTGTTGCTGGCGTTGCCTTCTTTGTTTTCGCCTTATTTGCAAGCGCTTCTGTGGCAGCGGCTGCTTCTGCAGCGTATTGGTTAGTTGTACGAAGAAGTCCAGCAATCTTTCGTGCTTCTAAAAATGCAGGAAGATGCGGCTCACAATACGGAATTGACTTCTTTTTGCTGATGTCATAAACATACATTGCATCAGAGTTACAGTTTGCACACTTCATGGATATTGCTCCAATCCTAATTTAACGTCATAACCGCCACTCATTGGCCCTGGACGTGATGGGTCGGGGAATATCCCATCAAGTTGTGCTCTCTTCTCTGGAGAGATATCTGGATGATTTGCTACGGACTGTGCCCTGTTCCAAAACTCTGGAGGATACATTCCAAAATTACGAAGTATTTGTCCCTGAGTTTTAAGGTTAGGATTAGCGCTAGAACGAATAGCAAAGTCTAAAATTTTATGATCGATAGCACTGAGTGGAGGAGTCTTTGAGTTTACTCCTGCGTTAAAGTGCTCATACGAACTATCGTCGTGCGCTAATTGGCCAGCCATAGTTACTTCTTTTTAGGCTTGGTTCCTGGAGCAGTTGGCTTATTGCCGCTTTGCTTAACAGGTACTGGGGTTACTTTTGCTCCAGTGATTGGGTGGATCGCTGTTTTGTTCTTAAGTGTTCCTGGCATTGGTGCTCCTGTAGTTGATGGATTTATTGGTCCGCGCTTACGATACCCAGGCATCGGTGCCCCAGTGTTTTCTGGAGTAGGCGTTGCCCTGTGTACGACCTGCATCGTAGAGGCATCATCAAGTTTATTCTGCTTATATTTCTCGTGCTCTAAAAGCATTTTTTTATATGAAGTCTTTTTTGCGCCCCTGAGCGTGCTTTCAATTTTATCTACTGCCCAGTCTCCTGGGTTGATTGAAGTGATGCTCATAAGGCTATCTTCCCCTAGTTTGCAGCGGGAGTCTTAGTATTTGTAATGCAATTTTCAATGGTAATTAGGCGATCGCCCATCTCTACAAACGCTTCAAGCAGTTTGTCTTGTACTTCTATTACTTTAGACTGGTTTGCGTAGAGTTTATCTACTTTGTCTTTGGTGGTGCTTCCACCATTATTGCTAAGTTCGCCATCTAGTTTGTTAAGGCGTTCCATCACTCCAGGAACTCGATCACGTCCTGGAGAGGCTTCTTCGCCTTCCCAATCGCGCATGAAGCGCTCCATCCAATGCACCCATCGACGAACGCGAACATAACCAGGCTTAATAAGAAATCCTAGACTGACGAGACCGCCAGTGACACTGGCAAAAACTACCCAAAAAGTATTTGTCACTGGCAATCTCCTGAATCAGTTACTTGTTGTTCTGTGCAATTGTCTTTTCAGCATCTGATGTTGCTGCTGCCACACCTTCAGCGACGACAGCCTCTGGGAGACCTGTCTTCTTAGAGATAATGTTAGCAACTGATGCTGGGTTCAACTTTGCAAGTGCTGGAGCAACCAAACCTGCTGCAAGTGCCCAAATGACTGACTTGTAGTCGTGATGGCCTGGTGTCTTCAACGTGATTCCGACGATACCGATAGCAGTACCAGCGGTTGCATATACGTAGTGCTCTACGAGAGCAAGATACTTCTTGTTCATGGATCTCCTAATTAGGTTGGTTAGTTCTTATCCTTGGGGTTACGAAGTCGAAATGTCGCAATCCACAAGAATAAGGAAATAAGCGTAGCATCGCCTACCACAGTTTTGGCGCTACCTGTAAGTACCAACCATGCTGAGAAAAGGCCTACAAAGGTCCAAATCTGGTTAGCAAGGTCTGCCAATAGGGATTTAATGAACTTCATTATGACCTCTTTCTAAATCGTGCAATAGCGCCACCTACAACGGTGACTACTAAGATCTTTTTGGCTTTCTTTCTTGTTACTGGTGACATGTCGTTACCAATGTTCTCCATGGCGGCAAATGTTTGACTTACCGCTTGGATTCCTGGCACTGCCGCTAATGCTCCTGTTACAGGGGTAGCAACGACAGGGACGGCAATGTCAGGAGCGTTAAATGCTGTTCCACCTGGTTGTCCAATAAATGTGTCAGTAGTAGTAATCGCTTCTGGTGGAATAGGTAGGCCAGACCCTGGAGGAGGGGGTGGTGGAGTCAACTTTCCATCTTCCCCAATTACTTGTGGGGCAGTCTTTGTTCCAAAGAACTGAATACCACCATTCTCAACTCCTGGCTTATCCACCTGAATGTGTGGAACAAGTGCTGTTACAGGAGGAAGAACAGGTGTAGTGTCAGGCAAAGAATTAGGGTTATCAGGTATTAAGTTAGGAGAAGAAGATGTCGATGGGCTTGGTGTTGGCTGCGGTGTTGGCGATTCTTGGGGTGTTGGTGTCGAAGACGGCGAAGGAACAGGGGTTGGTTGAGGTGTCGTGGTTGGTGTTGGTGTTGACTGAGGTAATGTCGGTGATGGTTCTGGCGATGGCGTTTGTGAAGGGGTAGGAGATGCAGTATCAGTTGGTGTCGGTGTTGGCGCAGGTGAAGCATCGGAAGCGCTTGGAGATGGAGTCGGGTCAGGTGTCTGACTGGGTGTTGCGCTTGGAGAAGGAGTTGGAGTTGGCGTTGGAGTCGCTGCAGCCGCACGATCAGCAGCCGCTTGAGCCCTGGCAGCAAGATCAGCAGCAGCCTTGGCTGCGGCTGCATCCGCAGCAGCCTTAGCAGCAGCAGCGTCTGCCGCTTGCTTATCAGCAATTGCTTGTTGAATTGTGGCTGTTGAATCGGAAACTACAGTCGCAGCAGTATTAGCGTCTTGTACTGCCTGTGTCGCAGCGTCATTTGCAGTAGATAACGTTGAAGCAGCAGTTGCCTGTGCTACTTGAAGTACTGTTTGAGCAGTTGCTTGTTGTGCAACCGCAGCATCGTAGTCTGATTGCGCTTGCGCTTGTGCAACCTGTTGTGCTGATAGTTCTGTTTGAGCGCTGGTCAATTGCGCTTGTAAATAGTCAAGGGTAGATTGATCTGTGGTTAATTGGGCTTGCGCAGCAGCCAAATCTGCTTGTGCTTGATTAAAAGCATCCGTGTCTGCGCTAACTGCAGCATTTGCGTTTGCTAAGGATGTTTGAAGAGACTGCAAAGTCTGCTGATCGTTTGTCAAAGTGGTTTGAGCAGCCTGAGCAGCAGAAACTAGCACTGGGTCTTTCACAGTTCCTGTTGTTGTGTGACTAAAGTTTTGAGCAGTAGGAGATGTAAAGTACTGGTTGTTTACAGCCCAACCTAAAGTTACTCCAGCACCACCACCATTTTCGTAGTAGTACAGGGTAATGTCTTGTGTTTTGTTGGTAGAAACGTCAAACGATTGGCTGTATGCGCTCCAGTTTAGGCCTTGATCTCTCCAGTTGTTAATGACAAGAGTTCCATCAATATAAAGACGAGCACCGTCATCTGAGTACACAGCGTATTTGATTGTGTTCATTGCAGCATCAGCCGTAATCTGCCCAGAAAAGATGATAATGACGTGGTCAGATAAACCAGAGTTAAGAAGTTGACCACTGCCCCAGTTGTAAGAGATTTGCGGAACTACTGTGGTTAGCACTGGTACAGCGTTTGCTGATGGATACGCAGGAGATGCCCCATTAGCGGCTGCATACACTTTTGCAATAAGCCCTGGTGCTTGGACAGTACCAGTAACTGCAGAAGCATTAGCGGCTGCTTGAGCATTTTGAAGATCGGTTGCATCCGTAACAACTGTGGCTGTAGCAGTATCTACTTGTTGAGAAATACTTGTGAGTGTGGTTTGGTCATCAGCAACCAGTCCAGATGCTGCGTCTACAACACCCTGTTGCGTATCTACTGTATTTTGACTTGATGCCACAACTTGAGTTTGTGATTGAACTTGAGCAGTAGTTGTATCTACAAGTGTTTGTGCTGCCGCAGTATTTGCAGTTTGAACTGTAAGAGTCTCTTGTGCGGCTGCAACTGTGGCGGTTGCAGAGTCAACACCTGCCTGAGCAAACGGCACAACTGCAGCAGCAGCCTGGGCGGTAGATAAGGCGTTGTTAGCCGTAGCGATAGACGCAAGTGCTGCCTGCACTACAACGGTAGCGCTATCTACGGCGGACTGAGCAGTAGGAATTTGAGTAACTAAAACTTGTACATCA